ATATTGAAGTCTTGATATTCTTGCATAATGCCCTTGATCTCAGACAGGAAATCTTTTGCTTGATCGTCTCCGATTGAACCTGACATGTCAATTGCTACGCAAATATCAATTGTTTCTTTAAAGTTAGTACCTGGAAGAATAGCACCCATGTGCCAGCCTTTACGGTTAGGACGCATAAAGCTAAAGTCATCTTTAATAGTGCTTTGAATTTGTTGACGGATAATTTCACGCCAATTCATTTTAGGCTCTGTAAGTTCCTTAATCATACGTTGGATGTTTGCAGGAGTATTACCTGCACCCGCCGCCTGCGCCGCCTGTACAGTAGCTTCACGCATCTCATCGCGAATTTGTTTTAATTCTTCTTTGGAATATTTAGGACGACCCGACCCATCTTGTCCGTCTTCACCCCAATCAATATGCTCGTCGAGTAATTGGCCGAGAGCTTTTAATTGTTCTTCGTCCATTTCGTCATAAATCTTGTCGTAGATTTCTTCTGCACCCATACCATAATATTTCTTATCATGGAAGATTTTAATACCTTCAATATTGTGATCGCCGATACCGTCACGTACAATTTGTCCGTTTACGCAATAGTCAGCGGCAATGTTAAAAATATCAGCTTTACGACCTTCACGGCGTGACATGTGGTCAAACACATTATGCAAAATTTCGTGAGCAATTACAAACTCAACTTGTTTAATGCTTAGTGGTTCGAAAAACGTACGATTAAAATAAATGGTACGACCGTCTGTTGCGGCAGTTGGCAACCAGTCAGTACCTTCTTGGATTTTTAAACGAGTAGCTAAGTTACCAAAAAACGGATGACGTAGCAGTAGTCCTACACGGGCTACAATAATTTTATCGATAATCGGATCTTGATGTGACATTACGGCTCCTAATTTCTTACTATGTATATAGTATAACACCTCCCGTAGGAGGTGTCAAGTTTACATTTTGAATTACTTCTTTTCGGTAGCTTGGCTAATGTACTTACCAAACTTAGCATGGAAGGCATCAAAACAAGTAATCTCATCTGGATCCAACGGCAGTTTGTAAGTGCTCAGTGCCAACTTAGTACCCATAATAACTAACTCAGTTTCGAAATTATCCATCATAAATTGGAAGAAGTTGTTAACTTGTTTGTTCCAATTCTTAGCATTTTTGTCACATGCATCTTTCAATTCATAGCACAATGACACAGTCAAAGAGTACATTGCTGAGATCTCTTTTGAATCCATTTTCTTAACAGTACCTGCTAAGATGTCTGTAGGATTGGGCAATTTACTAGCATGTTTACGGTGTGCCATAAACTTAATAGCAAGTCCTTCACCAACTGAACCTGACACTAAATCTGTCAGTGTATCTGCGTCAGTGTCGTCATCATGCAACAATTCGCTAACAAATGACCAGCTACGTGGAGTAGCAAAAGCACGTGAGCTAGATTTAGGATCAAAATCGTACAAGTCCTTCTTAGAGAAGGTCAAAAAGCCAACTACGTCCTTATGGATCTTGTTGTCAACTGCCCACTCAAAGTAGTCTTCCCAATCCACTGTCATTTCCAAGTGAACAAAACGGTTAGCCAACGGAGCAGGCATACGGAATGTAACACCCTTGTCAGTTTCACGATTACCAGCCGCTACCATTACAACATTGTCTGGCAGTTTGTAAGTACCCACACGGCGATTCAAGATCAGCTGATAAGCCGCCGCCTGTACGCTAGGAGCCGCAGAGTTCATTTCGTCCATAAACAATACAATTGTCTTGTATTTTTTAGACATAGCTTCATCTGGCAATTCACTAGGAGGAGCCCAAACCATTTTGCTAGTGTTTGAGTCGAAATATGGAATACCTTTAATGTCAGTAGGTTCCCACAAGCTCAAACGCACATCGATCACGTGAGCTTCGAGTTCTTCACCGAGCTGTTTGATAATATCTGATTTACCAATTCCGGGAGGACCCCATAGGAAGATTGGACGCTTATTTTTAAATGCTTTACGCAGAGATTTTTTTGCACCTTTGGGACTAACTGTGCGGCTGATTACTTCGCTCATCTTTGTTTCCTATCTTAAAGTAAGTTGCGGGTGGGGTTTAACTGTCTATGTATGTATTATAATACAGTTAGCCTAGATTGTCAATCATTTTTTTGACTATCTAGATCTTTTTCACGCTCGTTCATTGCTTTAATTAGTCCAAATTTACGTATGTCATCTGAAAACATATACAGTTCAAAACTTTTACGTTCGGTAAAAACGGTTATGCTTTCTCTAGTCAGGTAGTAGGGGCTATCCAAATATCTTTCCAAAAAAATAATTGTTTGGGGACTTAGTTCGATTGGCTCAGTAAATGGAACTTCGTAGTCTTTTATTCCCAAAGTGTTAACCAAAAAGTCATAGCCTTCGTCACTTAGTCGAAATGCATTTTTTTTATTAGTTCGATTTGATTGCCACCACTGATGAGAATATAATTCAACATTAGCATCGTCTGTACTCTTGCCCCATTGTTGTAAAAATATCTTGGTTAGTACTTCTTTACTGATCATTTTACAATAGTGCCAGAAGTCAATTTAACAACTTGGAAATCTGTAGTACCGAATGTGAGATTTAATTTTTTAGCGAGGTTGTGTGCATGACCTGGATTTGAAAAACTGACCTTTTTATATTTAGGTCCGGGATAGCTGGTAAGACTGTTAAACGATTTTAGATTAAAAGGTTCGTTCTTATAGAACACGGCCCAAATTGCTTCGGCTTCTAAAATCTGTTCTGCTTTGTAAGTTTTTTTATTGATACTTTCAAGCAGTATTTTTGGTTTCGGTCTTGACATAATGCGCATCCAAGTAATGTACGCATATATTTATCCTATTTAGGCTCAGAAAACCCACCACCATCCATGGCTACAGTGACTACATCAGATTCAACACTGCCCTTTAAATCATTATATAACGATTCGTAATCTCGGTTTATTTTATCTAAAACTTCAGTTAAGGCTAGATGCAGTAGTCTTGCCTGTTGTATTGATAATTTTATCTCTTTTTGTTGACTCAGTTCAGCAGAACGTAAGATTTGTACAAATTGTGTAATAGGACTTAAATTAATCTGATTTTGCATTAGTAAGCACCGTTCTCATTTCGAGTTCTGATTTAAATGGTCCTTTGTAAGGATACCGTTCAATGGTAATAGCTTTAGGGCAAAAACTCTTAACCCATCCCTTGTCAAATTTAATTGTATAGTATCCTGCACAATATAAACTCTTACTGGCATTTGATTTTGTAAACAATGGTAGTTTACGTCTAACATCATACATGGCATTGTAAGGATTGCATGAAGTTGGATATCCGTGACACTCATGTGTGTCCAGTTTGGTAATTTTTACTTTAGTACCACTTAGGAAGAAATCTTCTCCAAATTGTTTAGTAAGGTCTTGTTTCTTATTAAACATAACTTCGCCATTAGTACTTGATAATACAAATCTATTGTTTTCTTTTTTATGTAGTGTAGCGATCTTATTTCCGTCTTTCTCGACGATCCAAAATTTGCCATCTACAATAGGTTTTGCGTGTATCTCTGTCATTGTCATTACCTCACAGTTGTCTGTCTTACTGGGACATGTTTTTTTATAAGCACATTTTTCGATGTACATCAATCTTCCTTATATCTTGCTTGGAATGGTTCTGCATACTGCTGTATGTTGTCTGCAATCTTTTTCATGTCCCATGCGTTGCAGAATTTAAGCATACGGATACCAACTTGATCTACAGTCTTAGGTGTAGCATTAGTGCTGACTGTTTCTTTAATCAGTGTTTTAATTTCGTCGGGCTGTGCAGTTAAATCGCACAACTGTACATTTCGTTGATAGTCTTCAAGCACACGATGTTCTTGACCGTTGTGGTCGGTCCAACGTTGCAACATGAGATTGTTCCACGCGAATCCTTTGCTTTTACGATCTTCGAACGCTTCAGTAAGCCCGACTTTGTTTTTAGAACCTTTAGTACGCACACCTGGATACGCTGAAAACACATTATCACTAGTATCGCCACGCATACATTTTTCGAACAGCATCCATTCTGGATCCTGTGCTGGCTTTGCTTCACCTGTCTTTTTGTCTTTAACGGGCTTACCCTTAGCATCAAATATACCTTCGTGTGTGATATGTAAATCACCTACGCCGTTATATTGACTGACAGTTGGACTTACTAACTGTGCAAAGTCTCCGTCTGTGCTAATAATCACATGTTTTGCATTAGGGTGACTTTGTATCCAGCCTGCAATCAAATCGTCTGCTTCTAGCTGTTTAT